CGCAGCGATGTGATCGCCTGGCGCGTGGTGGTCAGGATGTTGGTGTTGAACGGCTGGGTCAGGATGTGCGGGGTGTTCAGGATGCCGGTGAAATTCTCGCCGTCCCCGCCGCCGTTGACGATCTGGTTCTCCATTTCCTCGTTCAGATCATCCCGCAGTTCCTGGTCGATGATCCCCCGGATCTGGGCTGCGTCCGACAATGCCCGCTTGGTGGCTGGCACCCACACTGCGATCGTTTTGACCGCTTCCTGCACCTTCTCAAAACCGAGCTTGCCTTCCGGTTTCTTTCCGGAAACTTCGCCCGGATAACCGGTGTAATCGGTCACGTTGGACTCAGGCACCGCGGCGGCTTCCTGCACCTGCACCGTCTGGCGCACAAACTCCACCAGGTCGCTGCCAGTTTGGCGTTTGGCGATCAGGTCCATCACTGTCAACGGGTAACGGCCAATCGGCTCGTAGATCCCCGTGTAATCAGTCTGCACGAATGCCCCCGCGCTGGTCACGTCGGCCCCGGTCACCAGGTCCTTGAGCAGGTGCTTGAACTCGACTGGCGGCGAAGAGATCTTCGCCCGGTCGGGCACACGCCCGCCAGGCGCAACCTGCTTCAGCCAGGCCTGCCACTGTTCGGATTCGATGAACTGCTCACCGAAAGTGCGCCCCTTGCCGGGCTGCACGGGTGCATGCGCGCCCTTGTTTTTTTGCTGGTCGGCAAACTCGTCGCTCAGATCACTGATGAACTGCTTCAAAGAAGCGTCACCTTCCTGCTGCTTGGCTTTTTCCTTCAATGCCTTCGCATCTTCCAGCAGCTTGGCCACATTTACCCGCTCATCTGCATTGAAGTCGCGGTCTTCCTTTTCGGCCTTCTCGGCGATATCCCGCGCCTGTTTCAGCAGCGCCTTGATTTGCTCTTGTAGATTCATGATCAACTCTCCATTTCAATAACATCGATTTGCGTTAGATAAACCTGCGGTGAGGCGCCGCTCGGCACACCGTCCCCGGTCTGGCCTTCGTCGTTATTCTCCGCACCATCCTCAGCGCCCGCGTTCGCGCCGGCGCTCTTGATGTCCACTGTACCCGTGCCGATTCCCGCCCCCAGCATCACCGGCGATACCTCGTGCACCACCAGCGTTTCCAGGAAACGCACTTCGCCCAGATCCTCAAACTCGCCATGCGAGGACTTCACAATATCAAACCCGTAGGACCACTCCTGCAGCTCCTCCAGATTCTTGACCGTTTTGTAGGTCTCCAGCCCGGCCGCTGTGTCCAGGAAGAACTGCCCGTCCACCCAGGCAATCTCTTCGTTGGCATGGATCACGCCCTTGCCCACCGGCAGGTCATGCCAGCGGTGCCCCCAGTACGCAATCCGCACCTTCTGCCCGTCCTCAAACGCACCCGGCAGGGTCACATCCCCGTCATGGTCCACAACATTGAATCGGCTGAACACCGCCCGAAACTGGCCTTCCTGGCCCTCATCCAGCTTCAACTCGATCGCTGCTTGATAGGTCTTTTTGTTCATGGTTTCACCTCTTGCCTTCTGCCAGTCGGCAGGATTGATATCGGTTTGATCAAACCAGTTATCGATATAGCTATGCCAGGCATCTGGCCGCTGGTCCGCATCACACCGTCTGTGCGCTTCGTCTCTGCTGATCTCCAGCAGCAACACCTCTGCTCCAAATCGCTCACGCATCGTCTCCAGTTCGGCATTTTTTCGCGTTGATGTGATGATCCATGCTGCCTGGCTTTTGTTTGCTTCCAGCTCTGCAAAAATCGCATCCCGCGCTGCCAGCACATACGGCAGGATTTCGTCCAGATGCTGATGAGATTCCTGCAGCGATAGCGCGCTGTGCAGAATGTCATAGTCGTACACAAGCTCACCGCGGTTCATCTTTTGCCGCACATATGTGCTTTTTCCGCTGCACGGTGCCCCAGCCACGATCATCCTCATAGCGAAAACTCCAAACTGCAATTGCAATTCGCATTGTTTTCAGCGCCGCCGCTCGGGTCTCCCGGCCAGCGCATCCCATTCGAGAACCGTTCCCGGATCCCGACTGTTTCACCATCCATCGCCAGATGTGCGTCCCTGGGATTGGTACTGTTCACCCGCCAGGTCTTGGTTTTCAGCTTGGCCGCTTTTGCGCCCTCGTACGCGCCAAAACTTGAGGCGCTGGTCACCGCTGTGATCGCCTGCCGCACCGCCCACACCGATCCGGCCAGCAAAAACACCCGTTTCACCGCTTCCAGCGGCTCCGGGTCAGCGATCGCTTTCTGCACCTCATCCCTGGTGTATTCATTGATATAGACCGCCTGCCGCTGGGCATGTTCTTTCAGCCACGGCATCATCCACTCTTCCGAGAGTTCCACCCCGAACAGCAGCGCGATGTACTTCGCCCAGGCCACCGCCGTCATGATGTTCAGCCGCAGGATGTCCTCATACAGTTCGGCATTCCAGCGTTCGTCGTCCCACCACACACCGCCGATGTCCGTCTTTCCCAGTTCTGCCGGTAGTTTCGCCAGGATCGCCTTTTCCTGCCGCCGGTAATGCCTGGCCAGCGCCTCCGTCCATTTCAAACGATGTGCTTCAAACATTTCCGGCTGATTGCTGTTGGCAGCCGCCAGCTTGATCTCTTTGATTCCCTTTTCCTTTGGCGCGCTGTCGCGGGGGCTGGCCTGCGCTCCCATCAACACATTCAGCGGCGTCACCAGCTCATCCGCTCCAGGATCATCCAGCCGCGGCAGGTTCATCACTGCCCGGCCTTCATTCGCCGTCATCCACGGCCGCCCGATAGCGCTCTGCAGGCTCTTGCTCTGCTGTTCAAAATCGCCCTGCAGTTTCTCGGCGATGTTGAACTCCACATACACCCCGTCCGTGTCATCAAATTCCGGCAGCAGTTGCAGATCCACGTCCTGCTCCACCATCGTCAGCCACGGCCCCAGCACATCCGTATACAGCATTTTGTGCTGTTCGGCGATGTTGTTAAACGTCGCCCGATCCAGGATGCCCACCAGCGGCGGCGGGATGTGATACGCCCTGGCGCATTCCTCACGCGTCAACCGCCGCCCCTCCAGGTATTCCGAGTCCTTCGGGTTGAACGTGGAAGTTTTCCAGGTCATGCCCTCCTCCAGGATCGCCGTCTTCCCGCTGTTTTCGCCCCCGGAATACAGCGCCTCGAACTCCGCCTTGAACCGCTGCATCGCTTTCGGCTCCCAATTGGGCGCAGCCAGTGGCCGTTCGATCACCCCACCCATGCGCGCCGAATTGCGCCAGAAATGCTCCCGGTAATCACCTGCTGCAAATTCCTCAGCCAGGATGCGCCGCAGGGTTTCCATCGGCGAAAGCCCGAAAACGTTGCTCTCCGAGTTGTAACCCCGAATATGGACAACCGTCTGGGGCGTGTACTTTTTCAGCATGCCCCCATAGCTGAACTCGTACCGTTCCGGCACCAGGCCGCCGTAGACTGTCACAAACTGCGGCGGCAGCCGCAGCAGCCCCAGCGGACCATCCTTCACCTTGATCTTCAGCCAGTACGCGTTGAACCAGATGCCCATGTCACTGATCAGCGATTCGATCAGCCGATAGCGTGTCACCTTGAAGTCTGCCGGCAGTGGCCGGTTGATGACGCTCGCCAGCGGATGATCCCGCAGCCGCACCCGGTTGTCGTCCCCCTCGCGCCGGAAAACGTGCAGCCCCAGCTGGGCAATATTCCTTGCCAGAAAATCCACACAGGTGCGCACGTTCGGCTGCGTTTTGTACAGCTTCGCATACTCGTAGCTGTGCTGGTCGTACAGCGTAATGCTGCCGCCCTGGCCGCCGGTTGGCCACCAGTTCGCTGGCATATTGATCAGATTAGATTCCGATACAACGATTGGCATCAGTTCACCGCCTGCATCACCTGGATGAAATCGACATTGGCCCGCTCGATCAGCACCTCGCCGTCCACCGGGATGCGTTCACCTTTTCCGTGAATCATTTCGGCATTTCGCAAGATCAGGTAACCAAAACGCTTTCTCCACACCACGCCCCGGAACACCGTGCCAGATTTGAGATTCACCACAACAGTTCGTAAAACGGGATATAAGCGCAGCATCATTCCTCCTATACCGCCAGCAATCCGCGGTCTTCATATACCGACCGTTTTGGCGGTTGGTGCCTCAATGCCCGATCCAGGGCCATCACCATCGCCACTATGCCGTCGATTTTTTCAATCGATTTCTCTTTATCCGGCTTCAGATTGCCCGCCGGGTCCATTCGCACCACCAGGTTATTCGCCATCCAGTTTGATACCGGGTGATTCCCGTGCGATAGCTTATGCTCCAGGATCAGCCGCTCAAGTTCCTTCATCGGTGGCGCCATGCTGGCAAATCCCTGGCCGAACTGCACCAACCAGTCATCCCCGCCTTTTTCCATCAACGCCGTCTGGATTTTCGTCGCACCCCACCGGTCAAATGCGATCTCGCGAATGTCATACACCTTTGCATCTTCATCGATCTGGTGCAGGATCCACTCATAATCGATCACCGCCCCCGGCGTGGCGGTGATGAAACCCTGCCGCACCCACACGTCATACGGCACCCGGTCCCGCCGGGCACGTTCCAGGATCGCATCCTGCGGAACGAAATACCTCCACAAAATGTCAAAATTGTCTTCATCAGTCGCTGGCGGGAAAACCAGCACGAATGCCGAAATATCGGTGTTACCCGAAAGGTCCAGCCCTCCATAACAGGACCGCCCCCGCAATCCCAGGGCGTCCACCGCCCCGGAGCAGGCGGACCAGTGTTCAAAGCTGATCCACTTCGTCTCAGACTGTGTCCACAAATCCAGGTGCAGCCTCTGGAATGCGTTCATCTGCGATGGCATTTCCTTTGCCCGTTTGGCCAGCGTCTGCATATCGATCAGCTTTTTTGATACACCCAGGTTCGGGTTGGCTTTGATCCACACCGATTCATCGTCCCATGCGTCGTCCTCATCAATCGTGTAGATCAATCCAAACCAGGAATCATCTTCAATCACCCCTTCCAGCACCTTGCAGGTGTAATCGTGCTGCTGAAAACACAGGCTGTTGCGGTCATAACCGGCCGTGGTGATCGCGAACATCAGCGGTTGTCGTCTGGATCCCGTGGCAGTTTCCATCACGTCCCAAACATCGCGGTT